GTGGATTATTTCATATATTATCCGCTGATTTTGAAGAGGTAAAAGAATGGGAGTTCAGGAAGCAAACAAGACATCTATTTGAAGCTGATAAATTTTACACATATTATCTTGCTCTACTTAAATATATTAAACCAAGTCCTATTTTATTAAGAAAAGCGACAAAAGAAGATATTGATGAATATTTTAAAGAAATCAATTATAAGGCGGAATAATCCGCCTTTTATTTTTTTCTACGATTTGCCAATTCCTTACCACTGATTTTCTTTACCTTCTGACCGCTGACAGTATGAAGTTTGTCCCTCTGCATCATTAGCAAGTTTCTATAAGGGATAACCTCAAACACTTCTGTATAACTCAGATGAAGCGTATCAACCAAATGGGCTATCTGCCCGAAGAACGTTGTGTTTCCTACTGTTTCGGTCTTGCTGCCAGCATCGACACGTTCCTCATCGAGCTGACACATTGAAAAGCCGATATATCCACCATAGAGAAACACACCTCCAAAGCGTCCTTGACTTCTTCAAATGTTCCATTTTCCAAGGCCTTAGCCAGCTTCTCGTTACCACAGATGAAACACGATAGCCCATTCAATAGACCTTCAGTTAGTTCCGGTATCTCTTTCATGGCTTCTACTATATTCTCTCCCTTCATATCGACAGTAGAAAAGTGACGTATGGCCCGGCAGATAATTTTAATCGTTGGCGGCTTGATAGTGTAGACCACATCGCCGATTACCACATTCTTGAAATCTAATCCTAACAGGGAATCAGATACTATTTTTGCTGCTTGATTCATTCGATTAAATTTAAAAAAGGAGAAGGTGACAAATACCACCTCCTCCCTTTCAATTACACAATCTTTTTCCCTTACCCCGCCGAAACCACAACTTCAGATTCATCGAACCATTTCTCGGAAGCCAAACCATCCACACCTGTAGTCAGCGGAGATGCAGATACGGCCAAACCAATAGCCTTATCCGTATTGGCACCACGCCCGTTTATGGCCGCCTTCGGAAATACAACATATACACCGTCCTTAGTTTTACCAATTACACATTTATGGATAGGTTTGTATTTACCTCTTTCCCAAGATTTATCAGTAGATTTACCACCTTGCAAATCAGCTTTAGTAGCGTAATCATACTCGCCGATAGTGAAGTTAAGTTTCACTTCTCCCGGTTCTGATGTCTCTCTATAATACTCACCAGTCAAGGCATTCTTATACCGGGCAATACTCGCCTCTGACTCCTCGTATTGGAATGTATCACCATGTACATTTTGTACCTTTTTCGTTGCTGCATTTTTCAGAATTGCGGCAACTTCTGCACCTGACAAACCTGTTGCTTTATTGGTAACCGATGCTATTGGTTCTGCATAATACAGTTCATCAATTTCTACTGCTGTAATCATAACTATTTTACATTTAACACATTAAACAAAATTCTCACATTCACATAATGGCACTTCAAAGCTGTGTCCGCTTCCGTACCGATTGATTCGATAGAATAACGATAACGAGTGCCGTCATAGGAGCTTACTACATCATCAAACCGTTTCATGGCTTCTCTTTCGAGTTCATTCAAACGGATGGTGTTCGCTTCATTTTCGCTTAAATCAGGAACACAAAGATTCACTTCCGCGAAAGACTTTCTCCAATAAGTCCCCGGCTGTTGTTTCTTTGCATGGATAACGATTCTTTCGGACTTCAATTCACCCGTCAGAGTTTCCCCGTTGGGTACTATGTCTATTCCGAAAGCCATGCAATCCCGGTAGAGGATGTTTCCTATGTCGGTGGTTACTATCATTCAAATTCTTCTTTTAATCGTTTCTCCGCAAATAAAGCGGCACTACTTAAAACATCAAATCCCTTAGATTCTACGAATGAAGCGTATTCCGCTTCGTTTTTCAGCGTCAAACCGTCTTTATCGACATCGTAATCATTGGACGTTCTCAAAGTGAGTGTGTGGTCTTGATAATCGCCATGTTCCTCCGCGTACTTCACGGCTTCATCACCGACATCTATCATTTTCTTCTCGACTTCCCATTCTCCTTCATCGAAGAAAGCATCGACATCAGAGAAATCAAAGTCTACATCCATAATTCCGAGTAATTAAAGTAGTTCGTACTCTTCACTGTGTAAACCTCGCCTTGCCCTCTCACGTTGTCGCCATCCATGCAACGAACCTCCTGCCCTACTTTGATAGTTATTCTTTTCTCACACACTACATGATAATTCGGACGATATACAGAGCCGTTATCAGAGGAAAACTCTTTCGTAGTGTTATCATCACAACGGCACTTGCATACGTCTTGCCAACTTTCACCGCCAGTACCGGGAATGGGCCTTCCAAACTCATCCTTATCCATCGGTTTAATCACCTTTACCTGCAATATGTGTGGAGCAAATATCATAAGAAAGTGCATTTAGGTTTGTTACTCAATTCGTCTTTCAATCCGTACTGTTTGCACAGGAATGAATAGTAATCCTTAACTCCCTGAAGGTTCCAGGACATAGAAAAACCGCTTTCACCGATTGAAGTGGCACGAAGTAAAAGAGAGGGGATGAACTTCGCAATCGCCACCGACACCCGCGTTTGGCAATCCTCGTTCATCTCATCCTCTCCGCTTATCTTCGAGTTCAGACACATATCCAAAAGGTCAGCCTCCGACAACTGGATGCCGAAAGTCTGAAACTTTTGCTGTATGTAGTCGTTTACCGTCATGCGTTCATCGTTGAAAGATCAAAGTTCACAATCTTATTCGGAGAGATAAATTCAGGAATCCACTCAGCGGTGTATTCCATGTATCGACCTTCTTCGTCACGATAGTTGCAAACCGACATCTGACCTTCAGCAGTATTGTAAGAACGTCCCGGAACAGGGTCCGTCATTACATACGGCTTATGGTGACGCATCTTCATCACCTTGTCCGTCTGCAACAGGGTGATACGGTTGTCGGCGTAAATCTGCACGTTCTCGCCCGCCTGATTCTCTACGTAGTCCTCCTTGATCTCGATAGCAGGAAGCCCGATTCCAGTAAATACGCTGGATGCCATCTGGTCAGTCACCAACCCTGCATTAACCATGAACTCACGCTCACCAAGAATCATCTTGAATTTATCACCGAACTCAGAAGCCCCTACAATGTTCTTCATAAATGTACCACGAGACATAATCATTTTGGAGAATACACCGTATTTGGCTTTCAATTTCTGAATCTCCTGCTGCAAGTAAGAGATAAATGCATTCTTTGCTGAAGCGTCAGGAGTAAGGAAGTGGAACGGTAGCTCGATGTCCAACAATTCGATGTTTTCCTTATTATCGGCCAAATGAACCTGCGCCTTACCAGTCATCAACAATTCAGGAACGATAATATCCATACGCTTGTGTGGAGCAAGCAAAATCTGACGGTAATCATCAACAATAAAATCAATGATTTCCTGTAAGATTGTACGCTGGTCAGCGGTATTGGCAGCATTGAATTTATCAATGATGTCTTGCAATTGCGACAAACGTTCAATATCCATCTGATAACGGTCGCCCAAATAGGCGATTTCAGTATAACCACTTCCAAGGCTACGTCTTTCACGAATAGGCTTCTGATCATTCTTACCCAGAATGGAACCGGCAACAACACCCGTTACTGTCCCAAGATAAGTCTTGAAAACACGGGTTTTGGTTTCCAAGAAATCTCCGTATTGCTTCCAGTAGATTGTGTCCAGTCTCAACTGGAGGACACGGTCAATAATCGCCTGAACGATATTGGGATCTGTAAATAAAGTTTGTATGGTCAAATTCATATCTAAACTTTTAATGATTAATACTCAAACTGGAAACGGCTTGTCAATCCCACCTTATCCAGCTCATGGATCGGAAGAACCAACTTGCTTTCCTTTATCTCATAGGCTTGCATCAAGAGAGTGCAGAGAACCGCTCCATCGCTCTCTACTTTCTTCGCATCATAAAGAACGAAGTTTGCAGTGTTCTTCTTCACTGTTCCACCCACTGCGGTAGCTTCGAAAAGAACCGTATCCTTAGCGATATTTTCTCCGAAAGCCGCTTTGATGGTTAATACATCATAATCCTTGGTTGACTTGTCGATAGATGCTACCTCTGCGCCTTTCTTTCCGCTTCCGATGAACATACCCTGATAAGCCAAAGAATCTTTTGCCACCTTGATGGTGAGATTAGAGTCTCCTGTGGTATAAGCTTCAACCACTTTCACATTGCGGACGGGAACGAGTGTCCGTTTCTTCAAGTCCGCTTGTACAGGTGTGAATACAGGAAGAACAGAGCCTACTACAAGGTTGGTAATATCCAACTTCCACGGTCCGCTCTTTCTGACACCCGTCTCAACACGGTAGAACTCTTCCGGTTTGTATTCCGGGGTCAAGTTATACTTAGTACCTGCTGCCATAAATTTTACTTTTTAGATTCAACAATAGTTTTTGTTCCTTCCGAAATCATATTCGCAATAGATTCAGCTTCCTTCTCCATCTTTGTTTCCGCTGATTCAGGAGGAGTCACACCACTAAAGCCGATATTGGCAAGTTCCTGTTTAGCGTCCTTGAAATAAATGTCTAAGTCTACATCATCAGGAATCGCATAACGCTTTGCGAATGTTTCGGGAATACCATACTCCTTTGCCTTTGCCATAATCTGCTCCTGCCGGGTAGCCTGTGACTTCTCAGCCTTAAACTGAGCGAGTTCATCGGAAAGAGGCTTAACAGCAGCACTCACCGCATTTGCAATGATGGTCGCCATGTCATCTTTCTTATCTTCCGGCTTTGGATTTGAGTTAGGATTGGGATTAGGATTCTCGATTTTATTTTTCAATTCGTCCAATTGTTTTTGCAGACCCGATTTTTCGTTTCTAACAGTATCAATGTCTCCTTGAAAAGCTTTTAAAAGTCCTTCGACCCCACTAATAGCAGTTTCTATTTGACTTTCTTCAGTAACGGTTTTAGATAAGTAGTCAGCCACCCCGTCAAATGCTTTATCACCAAACCCAAAGGTTTTATACTTCGTTTTTAGTGCTACTAAGATTTTTCCTTTCATACCGTATGAATTATTAAATTTGAAATTCAATTTGCGGAAGTAAAAATACCACCAATACAGATGATTAATAAATATTTGAACTTCTGATTCGTGACCTTCGCTTTGATGTCACAAATGCGGTATAAAAGTAGTGAGTAAGTAGGTGGAAGGGAAATAATTAAATAGGTGATAACGAACAATAAAGAGAAGGTTTGATAATGGCAGAAAAAAGGCTCACAGAATAACTGCAAGCCTAAAATTTATTACCCCCCAAAAATATTTATTCCTTTATATCAACTAGTATTTTATCGGATAATATTCTTCTTCGTACTCAATAACTAATTCTGATGAAACCCTTAGTTCAATCAGCCTTGGATCAGTCGGTGGGATATTATCATCTGTCATAGGAAGAAGTCTTCTACACTTAGGCAAATTACACCATGTTCTATCTCATTCTCTATCTTTGCCAAACTACAAGAGATTAATAGCAGCCAACTCTTTAGTCAAAGACTGAATACCTTTCTGAATCTTCTCCAACTGCTGTTTGCGCGGTTTATGTACTCCGGCAGCATAATGCCATAACTGACGCTCATTGATTCCCGTAATCCGACTCAATGCAGCTTTAGTAAAAATGTTGCTGTAGTAGTTGATAAAGGTAGCAGCATCAATTTTGAACTTTAATTCAAATTCCCCAGACAACACCTCGCAAGGATTAGTATTATCTTCCAGATACAACTCGATTGCTTCCTTCATATTATCTTCTAACTCTTTCATATCATTACCAACTGTAATGACGGGAGCACCTTCAATATAAGCACTCAGGTTCTTTCCTGCGTGTTCAACGATAACTTCTACTGTTTTCATATTACCTCCTTTTAAATTAAGAGAACAAGGGGGCTACTTTAGCCCCGCTTGCCTCAAAATGCTGTAATAAGTGCCTTTCTCAACGCCTTTGCTGTTATGATTCGGTACGATAACTACTTTACCGTCTTTTTCAAACTTCATGTGGCTACCTCTCTGACTCTTTAGAACAAAACCGTTTTCTTGCAACATAGTTACAACGTCTTTCACTGATTTGTAACTCATAACGCTTTGGACTTAATTACTATGCAAATATAGTAATAATATGAATACTAACAAATAATTTATTCATTATTTTACTATGAATAAAAAATAGCGGCAACTCTGAAGAATCACCGCCAAAGGTCCTATTTTTCATGTACCCGAATTATAAGCCCCATATTTTTTCTGACTAAGAAGCGTTTTTCTGTTCTTTATTTCCGATTTGCTTATTCTTAGCTTCTTGTTCTTCTTTGATTTCTGCAAGCTCCTCTTCTACCCTATCAGCATTCCCGGCAAACATAATACCCTCGCGAGTTGACCAGATACCACCTCTGACTGCGGAGACGGCAGTAGAAACCTTATCGTCAATTGAATCAATTACCAGCTAACCACCTCCTTATTTCTACTAACAAAACACTATCATCATCTTCTAAGAATAACGGAGTATCATTACCCCAATAAAAGAAATGACTAATACTGCCGTCTTTATTAGTTTTCTCATTTACTCTTCTTTTCTTAGAATATAATACTACAGTATCTCCCTTTTTAATGCGTTTATCAGGGAACCAAAAAGGCAATTCTATTTTACTGGATATTCCATCTT